GGATCGTGTCGCGCAAGTTCAGCAGCTTGACAGTGACGTCGTCACCCTGCTGGCAGTCGAGCTTGTACACGAAGTCCAGGCGCCGATCCTCGAGCTGCACAGCTCCGTTGATCAGCGTCTGCAGCACGTCGCGGACGCGATAGTTGCCGTCGATGTGCTCGATGCTGTCGTCTGCCAGCTGCTCGAACAGCGGCGGCGAAGGGATGCCGCCATCGCTGACAGCAGACTCGACGCGCTCGATCAGCTCGCGGTAGAAGTCCGCGAGCGGCCGATTCGTGCCGCCTTCATTCATCTCCGTGAGCGCGACAGACTGCACGCTGGCCACGCTCGACGCGTTCGGATCGACGCGCTCCGCGTTCGCTGGGTACTGCAGCTCGAGCTTGGGACTGCGCACGCTGCAGCGTCGCGTCACGCTCTCCAGCACGTTGCCGCTGCTGATCGCGCGGCTGCGAAAGCGGAATGGGCCCCACGCTCCAGCGTCGAACTCGAGCCGCCACAGCGTGGGACTGAGCTGCGTGAGCAGTGGGTTCGCGTTCGGAGGCTCGTCCAGCAGCACGAGATCCGCAGTCGCGCCGTCCGGCACGCCTCCGATCGTGATCAGCACGAGGTACGCGCGTTCGGACTCTCCGAAGCCAGTCGTCACAAGATCCGTGCGCGCGCGATCCGTGACGCCGGCTGGGATGCCGGCATCAGGCTGATCGAATGTGAGTGTGAGCGCCATGCTTTTTATCCCGTGCTCACAGCACTGACGGCTTGGACCACTCGACCATGATCGCGAGCACGGCATTGCCGGCCGCGCCTGCGAGGCAGTCGAGGACGTACGTGTCGCTGTAGTTGTCGATCAGAAAGCTCGTGTTCATGACGCTGTACGCTGTCGGACTGACAGCGATGGAGCTCGGCCCGATCACAGTCGCGCGCGTCTCGCCAGCGCCGTGCGACGGCAGCACGAGCGCCGGCGGCGTCGGAAATCCGATGGCAGGCCAGTCTGTCTTATGCCGCGCGTACACATTGAACTCGTTCGGCGTCGAGTTCGTCTGCGTGTGCTGGATGTGCACGCGGTTGACTTGCGCGCCGTGCGGCAGCGTGAACGCGTAGACCATCTCGTCGTTTGCAGCTGCGGCCTCCGGAGCTCCGCTGATCGCGCCGACGGCCCAGCCGCCAGCGAGCAGCTTGAAGTCGAGGACGTTGATCTGCGTCTGCACGAGCTCCGTCGCGTTCAGCGCTGCGAGCAGCGCAGTGAGCGTGACGTCGAAGTAGCGTACCCAGTCGCCAGCGAGGCCAAACAGCCAGTTATGCTCGCTCGCGGCCGGAGCCTCGCCGTCGTCGAAGCCGACGGCTTTTTTGCCTGCGTTCGGCTCGACGCGGCCAGGAAAGTCGACGTCCGACTCCGTGGCCCACTCGAGCATCGTGCTAGGTCTTGTCATGGTCTGATCTCACAGCTGCGAGGCATACCCGCCAGCTCCGTAGCCGTTTGCAGAGTCCATCTCCGGCACTCCAGCCGCTGCGAAGCGGAACGGAGTGGCCACTGTCTGCCAGCGCACGAGCGTGCGGACTCCGCGCGCAATGGCCTTGTGCAGCAGCGCAGCGACAGCGCTGCCGAGCTGCGCGTCGACAACGCCATCGAGCGTGATCGTCATGCCGGCTGGATACTCCTCGACGATCTGCACTTGCACAGTGTCAGGCAGCACCATGCGCGCGATCGCGAGCAGCTCTGGAATGCGGCCGCTCGAGCGCAGCACGAGCGCGCGCGCGAGGATCCACGTGCGGTACACGTCGTCCGTGCGGTTTTCACGCGGCTGCGTGACGAGCGCTCCGAGCCTGTCGAGCGCTTGGCCGAACGCGTCGCGGATCATCGTGTGGAGGTACAGAAACCACAGCGCATCCTCGAGCTCCTGCACTTGGCCGAGGTAGCTCGCTGCGAGCGCGCTCAGCTTCGGCTTGCGCACGTCGTAGATCAGCAGCTCGAGGCCTTGCGCGACGTGCTCCGCGTTGCGCTGTATGGTTGGCAGCGTCACGACTGCACCCATGACAGCGTGTGATCGAAGTACGCGATCTGCCGGCCTGTGATCGCGATCACGGCATCGACAGCGAGCGGCACAGCGTCGAGCGGCACAGTCGGATGCTTCGCGACGTCGAGCGTTAGATTGACGACGCCTTGCGCTGTGAGGCCTGCCGCGAGCACGCGCGCGAGGTACACAGGCGTGCCGATGTCGAGGTACATCGGACTCTCCGGATCGAGCGCTTCGGCTTCGATCGCGTCGCGCACGCCGTTGGCTGCGTAGCTCGAGCCGAACGTGCCGTGATAGTTCACGTTGATGCGCACGAGGCTTGCGTGCGTGAAGCCTACGCTGTGCTCGACGCCTTCGGAGTCCGTGGCTGTGACGACAGTCGAGCCGAACGCGCGGATGCCGCCTGGCTTATTCTTGAGGATGCAGTCCGCGATCTCTTGATCCGTGGCTCCATCAGCGCGGACGATGATCTCGAAGCTGTGCGCAGGCACGCCGTCGACTTCGATGTCGTCCTCGTTCTCGATGCTGCCGACGCTGATCACGCCGTCGAGCTTGCGGACGTCGGCTACCACGCCGTCCACTGTCGAGCCGCCTTGCGATGCAATCTCGAGCACGCGCCGGAGCCTGTAAGGCTCGTCCTGCTCGACGTCGCGGCCGGCCGTAGCCTCCGCGTCGTTCGTGACTGCAGTCCAGCCGGAGCTCGGAGACTCGATCACAGTGAGCGTGTGCACGCCGGCCGCGATCGCGCCGTACTCCTCGGCCTCGGCCTGCACGGACACGTCTCCAGCCGCGACGACGGCCGCGTCTGCGAGCGTCACGAACCGCACGCTCGGCTGGCCATCCTGGCTCACAACGGAGCCTGCGATCACAGTCGTGCCGGCATCGAGCGAGAGCCGCAGCGTCACGACGCTCTTAGCGCGGTCCTCGCGCGTCACTCCGGACAGCGCTCCGTTGTGATCGGCTGCCACACCCTCCGCGCTGTTCGGATCGTGCGAGTCGTACACTTCCTGCGCGAGTTCCCAGCACTGCGCGAGCTGCTGAGCCACGCTCGCATTGAGGTTCGCGATCACGCCAGTCGCGGACGTGTTGATCGAGCTGTCGATCGTCGAGGCCTGCGCGGCCTGCATGTCCGCGATGATCGCCTCGACAGGCTTGGCCACGAAACCCGCGGCTGTGAGGCCGTACGTCGTCAAGCGTCGGCCTCCGGAAACAGCACGTTGTGGAACTCGAGCGCGACGCTCTCGCCGCTGTCGATCGTCACGTCGGCAGTGACGTCGAGCGTGCGGCTGCCGCGCTCGAACTCGAAACTCAGCCGATCAAGCGACTTCACGCCGGCCGTGTCGCGCGTCACTGTCTCGAACACGTGCCGCAGCAGCGCCTGGCTCGGCCTGCCGTCGAAGATCAAATTCTGATAGTCGATGCCGACGCGTCGATCGAGCGACCACTCGCCGCGAAACAGGCCGAGCCTGCGCTGCCAGTCCTGCGCGACTGCGAGCGCGCCAGTCGCGAGCACTGCGTCTCCGTGCTCGATGAGCAGATCGCCGGCAGCATCGAGCGCTAGGTCGGACACAGTGGCCTGTATCAACCGAGCCGCGCCAAGAGCAAGTGTGTGTCGTTAGCCTACGACCACTGCACAGGCGAGCCGCCGGCCGACGGCGTACCTGTGCCTGTGCGAAACCACGTGTCCAGCGCGCCGCTCATCCGAGTGGCGGCAGCGGCGTGCGTCGCCGGATAGGCCGCATCAAACAGCGCAGCGAGGCCGACTGCGTCCGGCGGCGGCGTGGCCGTGAACGCTGGAGCCATTCCCAAGCCTACAGCGCCGGCCCAGGCCGCGAGCGCAGCCTCGATGTCCGACGCGCTCGACAGCTCCGCGAAGGCCGACTCGAGCGCGCTCGCGAGCGCGCTCGTCGCAGTCGCGACGCTGGCCGAGGCCGGCACGACGGCCGACGCGTATGCCTGCAGCGCGTCGGCCCAGGCTTGCGCCGCGTCGTGGACGCTCGAGCCTGAGCCGCTCGCGATCGTCTGCAGATCGGTCTTGAGGCCTGGCTTATTGACTGGCATCGGCCGGCCTACGGCTCCGGCAGCGGCGCGCCGCTCGGACCCATCGCGGTACCGTGCTTGTGCGTCGTGAGATGGACAGGCACTGCGCCAGGCGCGCCGCTGGCTCCGGCCGTGACTTCGCCACTCACCACGAGGCTACCAGTGAGCGTCACAGTGCCGTCCTCGGCAAACGACAGCATCGGCGTGCCTGTCGCATGGCCGAGCACGAGCTTGGCCGCGTCGACGTGCTGCAGGAGCTCCGCGCTCGGAGCCGGGCCCATTGGCAGCGCGATCGCTCCATCCAGCGTGTGCGTGCCGACGTCGCCTGTGCTCACGGCTGCTTGCCGCGACTTGCGCGCAGTCGCGATCCAGCGATCGATCGAGCGCTCCGCGAACACGAGCGTGACAAAGTCTCCTGGCTTGAGCGGCCAGCACACAAACCAGCCGCCGCCTTGTGGGTAGCCGACAGGCACGCGCGGCAGCACTGGCAGCTCCTCCTCGAGGAACGGAGCCGCGCTCGACGGCTCGGCCTCGAGGCAGCGCCGGAGGCTCGGCCGCACGTCGACAAACTGCCGCTTGCTCTTTGCGTCGCTGTGCACTGCCACGACTTGGCCAGGCATGGACGTGTGTAGCTCGAACAGCTTCGCCTCGACAGCGAGCTGCAGGAGCTCAGTCCACTCTGGAGTCGCGCCGCTCATGGCTCCGGCTTGAGCACGTCCGCGAGCGAGCCGACGTCGGCCGCTGTGACAGTCTGCTTGTCGCCGATCCGCGTGTAGCCGTCCTCGAAGGCCTTCGCCGGAGAAAACGACTCGTAGCCGCCTTCGTAGCGAACCCAGTAGCCGCCAGCCTCCGGCTTGTGCTTCACGTAGTACGCGTACGAAACCAGCATGTGCAGCGGAGGCTCGCCAGTGTCCGCGAGCTCGAGCACAGCGCCTCCGTGCAGCCGGTACCACTCCGTGAGTTCCTTGTCGTTGACGAGATCATCGTCTGGGCCAGGATGCCGCGGGTTCACAGCCGCGATCTTCGCAGCCTCGACAACCTTGTGGCAGCGCCAGCGCGGCAGCACAACCTCGAGCGGCAGGATCACAGCGCCGTCCTTGCCGTCCTGGCCGCGCTCGCTCATCGGCCGGCTCCGTGGAGCTTCGCGCGAACAGCGCAGTCCTTTGCCTCGAGCAGCCTGTCGAGCGCCTTCGTGCGCTCGCGGCACGGCGGCAGCTTCGCGACGATATCGCGCGCGACGAGCGCGAACGGAGCGGACACGTCCTGCAGATGCGGCGGCAGATGCTCGTACGCGAAGTAACGCAGCACGTCGGCTGTGTCGGCGTCCGCGCCTGGAAACAGCTCCGGCGCTGGCCCGCTTGACTCAACCGCGACGAATCGCGGCATGCCGATGCCGCCGCCTCCGCCGCCGCCGTGTTCGTTCGGCGTACCGAGGAAATGGACACTGCCTCCGCCGCCGCCGTTCCCTCCACGGCCACTCCCATAAGAGTCGCCGCCTGCGCCTCCGCCTCCGCCGGCATAGACGGCCGTGGACTGCGAGTTGCCAGCGTGGCCGACGCCTACCGTCGCGCTGTGCGCATCAGTCAAGTGCGGCCGATGCTGAGCCATCCAGACGTCGAGCTGCGGATCGTGGCCGCTCCAAGTGAACACTGCGCCGCACGGACAGCGTCGAGTGGACGAGTCCATGCCGTCAAACTGCTTGAAGTCCGCGACGTCCTTGCGCTCGGCTGCGAAGTCCTCGGCCGTGAGCTTGTTTGTCATTTCAGCACCGATAGTTCGAGTTCTGCGCCCCAGTCATCGCCGGCGTCAAAGCCGCCTTTGTGGTGCGTCGTCTCGATCCTGTATACACCGCGCACGTGCTGCGTGCGAAGCTCGACGCGACGGCCTGGGTACAGGCCTGGAATCATGAGCGCTTTGCAGCGCACTACGCCGCCTTTGCCGAGCTCCGGAGACTCGAGCAGGCCGCTGCCAGGAGCGAGTACGATCCCATCCTCCTGCAGCGCTTTGCCGCGCTCGAGCAGCTGCAGCTGATTGTCCTGCACGCTCCACTCAAGGCCGCAGCTGCGGCACACGCGATCGAGCTGGCTCACAGCGTCGCCGCTCGCGACGTAGCCAGTCACGAACGCTGGCGGCGAGACGTTCCACAGCTTCGCGCGCAGTGCCTGCTTGGAGACGTTTCCCATCCCGATCTGCATGGCCTTCGCGCAGTGCTCGATCACAGTGGCAACGCTCGTGCCGGCTGGGAAGGCCGTATTGACGCGCGCTTTCTTGCGCTTCACGACGGCACTCGCGCTCGAGACTTCCGTGATCCAGTCGACGCCTTCGCGATGGCTCCACGCCTCGCGCAAGTCGCCGCGGAATATCAGACTGTTGTGGCCGTCGAAGCCGGCTTCGAGGCTTACAAACACGTTCTGCAGCGCCTGCAGCTTCTTTCGATGCTCGACGCTCAGATTGTAGATCGTCACCTCGGCAGAGTTGGCCACTTTCGCGCTGAGCGAGCGCTTGACGCTGAGCGTGACGTGCAGCTCCGTGATCAGCAAGTCCTCGACTTGCAGCCGATAGCTGCGATCGAACAGATCGACTGCGTCTGGCAGCTTGTAGATCGTGGCAACCATCAGAAGCCGCTTTCGTCGACGTAGTACAAGCGGTACCGATCACCCATCTCCTCAAGCGTCGGCTTGCCGGCCAGGCCGCGTCTGTCGAACACAAACAGCTCGCCAGGAGGCACGGCCAAGTGCCGATAGCGGTACAGCAGCGGAAACAGCGTCACGAGCCGCACACCCATCACGATCGGCAGCGCGTCCGCGTCGGACATGTCCATGTGCCAGCACTGCGCGCGCTGGCTCCAGTAGATCCGCAGCGTGTACACGCTGCCGGACAGCTCGACGCGCTGCGTCGAGTCCGGAGCCGGCTGCGTGACGATGCGAAGCGCGCTCACTGGAGCCCCACAGCGCGCTTGAATCCTTCGAGCAGCTGCTTGGCCGTCGTGATCTGTTCCTTCGGTATCTCGTCGGCCTGGACTGGCGCTGTGTTCTGATTGCCTGTGTCGACGGCAGGCTTCGCGCGCACGTTGAGCGGATCCGGCACGCCGACAAGGCCGCTCGAGCTCTTGACGACGCGGATCGACTCCGCTGTCGCTCCGAAGCGAAGCGCGCCGTGCGAGCTCGCGTCTCGGTTGATCGTGAGATCCGTCAGCACCATGGACTCGTACACGCGCAGGCCTGTCACGATCTGCACTGGCCTGCGCGCTTTGAACGCTGCGCGCAGCGCGCTCTCGACAGCGCGCACGCGATCGAACTCCGCGGAGAACTGCAGCCCAGTCGCGTGCCGAAGCGTGTCCGAGCCGCGAGCGAGCTTCGGAGTCACCATCGCGAGCTTGCGCTTGCTGCGCACGTCCGCACCGACAGTGCGCAGGAGCGTTGTCGCCTGATCTGCGCCAGGCAGCAGGCCGAGTACGCCGAGCGTCGGCTCGCCTTCGATCGTCGTGCCGAGCGCGCCAGCGATGCTCATGCGCTCGATCTGCGCAGTCTCGCGGCCACGGAGCTGCAGGCTCGCCTTGGCGTCCGCTGTCACTCCGCTCATGTGCGAGCGCGGCAGCTCGATCGGCTGATTCGTGACGAGGCCTTCGATCTGCAGCTGCTCCGGCTGCTCGCGCACGTGATCTGTGATGTCGACGCCGTCCTCGACAGGATGCCGCGTCACCTCCGCAGCGAGGTTGTGCTGCTCGCGCAGGCTCACGTCGATCCAGATGCTCGCGATCTCCACGTGCGTGACTTCGTGCGCTGCCATCATCCGCCCCGCTTGAGCGAGTCGGCCGTGCGACGACGCTCGGCCTGCGCGGCCTGCGCTCCGCGTCGCGCGTCGCTCATGCTGCTGTCAGTCGACATGTTGATGTCGCCATTGTTGATCGTGACGTTCGAAATGTTGTTCGTCACGGCCGGAGCCGAGCTCGCTGGAGCGGCCAGGCTCAGCGGAGGCTCAACGGACACAGCAGGCTCGGCCGCTGGCATCGACATGCCGGCATCTTGGATGTCCTGCGTCTTGCTGCGCGAGCTCTGAGCTTCGTTCTCCTTGACTCGACGCTGCCGCACGCGCTCGTGCCGTGCCGCTTGCTCCTCGACGTACGCGCGGCCTTTGCGCGCGCGTCGCATCTCGATCTTGCCTTGTAGGCTCGTCGTGGCCGAAGCCTCCGATCCGCGGTAGTTCGCGACAGCTGTCGGCGTGTCGTCGCCGTACCATTTGCGGCCGCCGGCCAGCGGGTTCGCGACGCCGTGCTCCTGCAGGTATTTCTTGTCGTTCTCCTCCAGCCGCTCGTGCACTTGCTTGAGGCCTGGCATGCTCCAGATCTTCTGATCGAGCTTGTCCATCCACTGCAGCGGAGCCGCGATCGGCATCTTGAGCAGCCGCTCGAACTCGCCGATCAGCTGCTGCACTGCGTAGCCGACATCATCGATGCTGTCCTCGAGCAGGTTCCAGCTCGTCACCATGTCCGGCATGTTGCCGTCTAGATCCTTTAGGCTCTCCTTGAGGTTGCGAACGAGCTCGTCTGTCGCGCCGACGCCTTTCCAGCCGTCGATCCAGTCGCGGATCAAGCTCTGGCCGCCGTTCATTGTCGTGATCACTTCGTCGATGGCCGCTGCGAGCAGCAGCATCGCAGTAAGCGCTGGCAGCATGTCCGCGATGGCCGCTGCGTTCATGGCCGCGATGGCCGCGGCCACTGCGATGAGCGCGCCTTCCGCGATGTTGCTCTTGCGCGCGAGCTCGCGGAATGCCTCGATGCCGAGGTTCGCCCACTTGATCAGCGCGCCGGCCACTGGCAGCAGCTTCTGACCGATCGACGTGCCGAGATCCTTTAGATTGTCCTTGAGCGCGCGGCTCGAGTTCGCGAAGCCGTCCGCTGTGCGCGCAGCGTCGCCTTGCGCTTTCGTCGTGTGAGCCATGATGTATTGGTAGCGCAGCTCGACTTTCTGCGCGTTCGTCATGGCCGTGAGCTTCGTGTGTATACCCTTCGAGTGCGCGTACTCCTGCAGCGTCGCGTCGAGCAGCACGATGCCGTAGCGACGCAGCGGCTCAGTCTCGCCGGCTAGCCCGCTCTTGAGCGCGAGCAGCGCATCATCATCCGCAGTGTTGAAAAAACTCGCGAGATCCACGCTGAGCTTGCTGAGCGACGTGCTCATCTCTTGAGCCTTGCTCGCGCTGCCGAGCATCGGCTCGAGCATCGCGCCGAGCTGGCCTGTGTAGTCGCGCAGCGTGTAGCGCGAGCGGCCGATCTCCTTGCTTGTGACGTCGGCCCAGTTCTTGACGTCGGCTGCGCCTTTGGCCCCGAAAGTCTGCTCGAGCACGTTGTCGGTTTCGTTCGCGTTGCTCGCGAGCGTTGTCATCTGCTTGAGCAGCGCTCCGAGGCCGAAGCTCACGCCGAGCCGCATCAGGCTGCCTTGCAGGCTGCCGACGGCATTCGACAGGCCGATCACGTCGCTCGTCGCGCCTTTGATGGCTCCGCCGCCTTTGCCTTGTCCGAGCACAAAGCGGCCGTTGGCCTCGCGCATGCGGCCTGCCGCGTCGCGCATCCGGCCGGCTACGCCGCCAGCCGCTGCGCCTGTCTGCTGAAAACGGCCGCGCGCGTCGCGCAGCTTCGCATCGACATCGCTCACGCTGCGCTTGAGGCTGTCCACGCCAGCGCTGGCACGCTTGAAGCCAGTATCGTCGACTTGAAAGCCGAGCTTTGCGACGAGCTCGCGCAGCACCGTCGCGCTCATAGCTGCGTCCTCGGCTGCTGCTGCGCTGCGAGCTCGTCAAGCTCTTCGTACATGTCGAGCACCTCGTGCGCGTCGCAGAGATCGTCGAACGTCCAGACGTGCGCGATCGCGTCTAGGCCGTCGCTGTAGCGCCCGCTTGTGGCGACTCTGTGGATGTCCCATTCGATGCTGGCTGGGATGCGGACTGTGGGGCGAGCTGTTCCATCAGGCCAGCGAGTTTCACGACCTGCGCCACGACGCCTGCGCCGGCCGATCCAGCGAAAAAACTGCGAAAGTTTGCCTCCAGCGCGAACGCAAACCACTCCATCATCCAGTCGTAGTGACCGGCGAAGTGCTCATCGTAGATCTGGTTTAGCTGCGGCTCGCGCTCCGCGTCGATGATCACTGTCGTCCACTGCGCGAGCTCGGCCTGCAGCTGCGCGAGCTCGGCCGGCGTGATGCGCGCTGCGAGCTCGCGCAGGCACTCGCCTATGCCCACTGCGAACGAGCCGAGGCCGTCCGAGCGCGAGCCTACGAGGCCTTCGACGCCGTTGGCCGCGCTCGGCGTGAGCAGCTTCGCGAGCCGCACGGCCATCGCGACGCCTGCCTTCGCGCCGAGCAAAGTCACACGGTACGTGAAGTCGCCGATCACGCGCTCCTCCGCAGCGCGCGGCGCGCGCGCTGCCGGAGCCTGTGGCGGCAGCAGTCCCATCAGCGGCCTCCGAAGAAGCTACCGCGCGCGTTGTGGATGTCGATCTTCCACTCGTATACCTGGACGTTCTTGCCGAACTTGAGCGCCGGAGGACCGATGATCCAAGCGCGCTCGGCCATCAGCACAGTGCGGCCTTCCGTGTCCTTGAGACTGTACACGCCAGCGCCGCCGCCGTTCGGCAGCGCCAAGTCCGCGGCCAGGATCGCGCTCATGCGATCGTTCATGTCGGACGTCTGCGCGTAGCGATGCGTCGCGATGCAGCCGAAGTTGTTCGTGCGGACGCGAGTCACCTCGCTGTCGCAGCCTGTATACTTCGTGTACCACTCCTCCGACCACTCGACGCCGAACACTTCGTCCTCGGCATAGCCGCCAGCATCGAGCGGCACGCCGGAGAGGCTGCTCGCGATCTCGTTGATGTTCCAAGTCTTGAATCCCATCGGGTAACGCTCCTGCGCTCAGCGCGCCGCTCAGATCTTCAGACGTGGACAGTGCCTTTGATGCGGACTTTCTCGATGCTGCCGGACGTCACGTAGGAATACGTGATGTCTCCGAGTACGCGGTTTCCCTTGTCGATCGGATTGACGGCCGTGACTTTGGGAGCCGTCGCGAAATACGACTGCTCGCCGTCGATCAGGCCGAGCGCGATGCCTTCGAGGATCTGGCCTTCGACTTGGCTGCGCGCGAGCTCGATGCCTTTGTTCGTGTACGGCACAGAGTCGTTGTTGCGCAGCATCAGCAGCACGCGATCCGTGACGCCGACGTCAAACCAGTCGAGCAGCACAGTCAGATCGAAGCGCCGGCCACTGCCGGCCGTGCCGTGCAGCGTGAAGCCTAGGCCTTTCATCGCGACGTAATAGTTCGCGAGCTTCGTTCTGAGCGTGCCGCGCTGATCCGCGCTCAGCGGAGACACGTCCACGCCTGCAAGGCCTTTGTTCGCGAACGTCGCAGGACCTGGCAGCTTCGGCAGCATCACGCCGGACCACGCTGCGGCCGGAGCCTGCGTGACTGTTTTCTCGTGGTACATCACGCCTGTGCGATGGTAGCCGGCTGTCTTGATCGCGCTGCCGATGTCCGTTGTCACAGCGCTCGTAGGCACGCCGCTGTCGCTCGTGTCCGCGATGTACAGCACTTGCTGGGTTTCGGCCCAGGCTGCGGCATCGAGGATGCTCAGCGCGCCGCCGTTGGCCAGCTGCAGCGCGTACCAGTCGCCGTCGAAGCCTCGGATCGCAGCCAAGTCCGTCGCCGGTGTGGGACTCGGCAGCGCAGTCACGTCCTTGAGAGTCAGGTTCGCGCTCAGCGACTCGATGCTGTGCACTACGCCGGCCGTGTCTGCGTTGACAGTGACTTTCGTCGTGCCGTCCACGGCCGTCACGTCCGTGAGCGCGCTGATGGCAGTGGTGAGCGCAGTGCAGATCTCCGCGAGCGTCGGCGTGCCGTCTGCCGTCACGCTCACGGCCACGCCGTCGACGCTCAGGCTGTAGACATCTCCAGCGGCCGGCGAGCCTGGCACGAGCTCCACAGCCTGCATGATCGCGCCGATCAGCTTGCCGACTTTGAAGTTCGGCGGCGACGGCGTCTGGCCTTTGAGCTTCACCGCTCGGCGGTAGATCGAGTGATTCGTCGGCATGTTGTACGGACTGACAGTCATGTCGTCCGCGTTCTCGAACGTCTTGACGAGATCGGCCCAGTAGTTGTGATAGCCGGCGATCAGCGCGATGCCGAAGCCGAAGCGGCTCACTGTGGCATCGGCCACTGTGAACGTGTGTTCAATGACTTCTGTTTCCGCGCCCATGATCGCTCCCTACGGAATGACTCGCGATGGAGTCGTGATCGTCCCATTCACTGTGCCGCTGATGCGGACTTGCTCGATCGTGCCGACAGTCTCGCTCGTCGCCTTATCCAGGCAGGCTGTGAGCAGGATGTCCATCGACGCTTCGGACTCCTGCCGCTTGTCGAACACGCGGCCGAGCGTCACGAGCGCGTCTGTCTGCACGAAGCCGACGCCGATCCGCGCAAACGTCTGCTGCGTGCTCGGCAGTTCCATCGCGTCGCGCACGCGCTCGAGGTACACAAGCGCGCGCTCGTCCGGCGCGTGCGAGCGCGTGCGGACTTTGCAGTGCAGCGTGAGCCTGCGATTGCCTGTGAGATGCACGAGCGCGTCCTTGCCAGCGCCTTGCGACGCGAGCCGCTGCTCGTCGCTGCCTGTGCCTGTCGCGTTCGCGAGCACGCTCAGAAACGCGCACGGCCGGCCGATCATGCCTTCCGGAGCGCCTTCCATCACGATGTCGTCGTACGAGATGCCGCTCGCGTACGCGAACCACTGCCGGATACCTATCTCGAACGCCTGCCAGTCCATCAAGCGACGCCTCCGAGCTTGTAGCTCAGACTGCTCTTGAGCTGGCCTGTGTGCGCGATGAGCGGCGTGCTCGAGCCTTTGCGCTTGATCGTGCTCGCTGCGTTCGGCGGCGGAATGTGCGCATTGATGCGCTGGATCATCAGGCCGACAGCGTGCTCTCCGAGCAGCTCGAGCGCTTGGCCGGCCGCGAACGCTCCGCTGATCACGCCTTTGCCGAGCTTCGCGCTCATCCGCAGCAGCTGATCCTGATGGATGTCGACTGTCGCGCGGATGAAACTTCGAGCCGGAATGTGCTCGGTTCCATCGGAGTTACGCGTGCCGAACTCGTTCCAGGCCGCGACGTCGAGGTTCGTGACGCCGTTTCCGTGCGGCTGCGCAGCCTTCAAGCCGAGGACTCCCACGAGGACGTGCTCGTCGCCGCTCAGCGCTTCGACGCGCTTGGCAAGCTCGCTCCATCCGTGATCTTTGTCCTCGACTGGCATCACAGCACGACGATCGGAAAGCTGTTGGCTCTATCAATCTCGAGACGACGGCGCTCGTAGAGACTGCAAGCGCCGTCGCGTTCTTTGCTGGGATCGAGCCGCGCGAACTCTGCCGCCGGAGACAGCGCGAGCAGCTCGCACGCTAGGTACTTCACGCGCACTGGCCGCGTGATCGGCTCGTAGTCGACGGCCGTCAAGCGCTCCGCATCCGCGAGCTTCGCCGCGATCAGCGCTGCCGGACAGCGCGCGAACTCGGGAAACTCGGACACGAGCTCGTCAACCGAGCTCGTGTACACGGCTGCTGTGAGCGCGTCGGCCATCGAGCTCAGCGACGCTTGCTGCTGCTACTGCCGGAGGGTTGTGCGGCCGGCTCCTGCGAGCTCGCAGCGCTCTGCGCGCTGGCACTGCTCTGCGCTGGAGCCGGATCTGTGTCGCTGTCGCTGTCCGAGCCTTGTCGCAGCGGTTCGACTGGCGGCGCGCTCAGCCGCGGATCAGCAGCAGAGCGCGCATCAGCGCGCTGTATGGCCGCACGCTGCGGCTCGATGTCCACTGGCGGAGCGAGCGGCTTGCCGTCGATCACGAGATCTCCGCTTGCCACGAACGCCTTGAGCGGGCCGTCGAGCGCTTGGCCGACGGCCTCGAGCTGCTCCGGCTGGATCGTGATCTCCTTGAGTGGAGCGATCGAGATCACTTCCGTGCCGATGTTGATGTGCACGAGCCGCGCGCTCGTGTTCTTGACTGTGTGTAGGTTGGCCATCAGCAGATCTCCATGATGCGCCATCAGCACACGCTCACGCTGCGCGCTCGCGGTATCGGCCGGCATGCCGGCAGCGAGCGTGAGCACGAAAGCGACTGTAAAAGCAGTCAGAAGCCGCAGCGGGTTGAGGTAGCGCATGGTTGTCCTTGGGTTGTGTCTCTTGAGCGTGCCGTGTCTTGTCAGCGTGCCGTGTCTTGTGAGCGTGCTGCTGCTTAGATGCCGTCCATGTAGACAGCGGACAGCGGATACTCGTACACGACGCCGCCAGCGCGGCACCACGAGTTGACGTCGAGTGCCAAGTTCTTGACCTGTGCAGGCAGCTCGCGCGGAGCGAGCGGCATCTCGAAGTGAACGTGCTCAGGATCGCGCTTGTACATGCACGCGCGAGGCCCAGTGCCGCCAGCGTTCGCGAGCGCGAGCGGATGCCACCAGTCGACGCCTGTGACGTTCTGCGAGCGCTCGAGGAAGGCCTTGAGGATCGTGACTTTCTCGTCCGAGCCTGCGCCGACGAACAGCGCAGTGTTCTGGATGTAGCGGAACTTGGCCAAGCTCAAGAGCAGCGTGTCCGGAGTCTCGACGCCTTTGGTCGTCGTGAGGATCGAGTCCTCCATCGCGAGCAAGTCGTTGAGCACGTCGTTCGCAGACTTGCCGCTGGAGCCCCAGACGGCCGAGCCGCCGACGACGGCCGCGCTGATCACAGGCACGTTCACGTTGTTGAGCAGGCCGCGGATGTTCGCGCCTGTGTAGCCGAGCGCGGCCATCGCTTCGAAGCGCAGCTCGAAGCCTTTGCGAACCTGATCGCTCTTGCGATTGCGGTAGTTGATGCCGCCGAACGTCGCGCGCTCGATGTCGAGCACGCTCCAATCGTAGCCGAGTGCCCACGATGCGATGTCCTGCGTGAACTTCTTCGCAGTGACGCCGACGCGACGGATGTCGTCTCCGTAGTTGGCAACGATGTCGGCCATGCCGGCCGCATCCCACATGTAGTAAGTCCACGTCTCCGCGCCGGCCGGCACTTCGCTCGTGACTGGCACGAACTGCCGCCACTTGAGCTCAGGCCGCTTCGTCTCGCGGATGCGCGCGCTGATGTACTCGAGCTGCCGGCCGAACAGCGCTGTCTCGTTGGCATCGAGTCGCTCGATGCCAAACAGATCCGCGCGCGTGTTGGCCATCGCAAGCATCACTTGCGAGAGCTGCTGGCTGTCGAGCCGCGAGCCGATCTGCTCGCACAGCTCTGCGATGCGGCGCCCATTCAGTGGATCCAGTGTTTGCAGATCGTCGTACATGCTTCGTGTCTCCTGTCCGCGTTGAGAGGTTCCAGCGCCGCTCTGCGCGCATGCCGCTCCGCGGCTGCGCCTCGCTCAGCGCAGACTGATCAGAGGTTGATTTCCACGACGCACAGGCCGCCGATCGACGTGCACGGAGTGATCGTCGTGAGCCATGGACATGCGACGGCCGTGTCGGCCGAAGAGACTGTGTCCACGTCGTTGCGAATCGAGCCGAGCACTGTGCCGGCTCCAGCCGCGAAGCGCACAAAGGGATGCACGCCTTTCGCGAGCACTGTCTCGCTCGCGAGCAGGATCCGGCCTTTGCGCATGATCGGGAATGCCGCGTACTGAGCGTACGGAGGCTCCGGATACGACGGATCCCACATCGAGACGCCGAGCGCGCCAGCGCCTGTGATCATCGCGGCCGTCGTCGGAGCCTTCGCGGACTTGTCGTTGTGTCCGGACGTCAGATCCATCGTCATGATCTTGCCGACGACGACTATCCCAGCCTCCGCGAGTGCTGAGATGATGCTCGACGGAAAGCCTTCGATCTTCTGGCCCTCGACGCCTACTGGGTAGTCGAGATCGTACGCTGTCTGCATGGCTGGCTGTTCTCCCTAGGCTTCGAGTGGTTGCGACGCGAAGTTCCGCGGCGCGCGCGATGTGTGGACAGCGACTAGCTCGAGGACGAGCGCGTCGCGGACAGTGGTTTGCGCCATGGCGGCGTCGCGAACTTTGGCGGGTTAGCCGGCGGGTTGCCGCCGTCTCCGCGCGTGTGCAGCTGCCGACGCGCGTCGTCGAGCGGGTTGCCGTCCGGCACGCCGGCCGCGTCGAAGCGACCTTGCACGTACTCGTCCGACTTGCCGGCAAAGTCCGCGCTCGAGTCCAGATGCTTGATCACAAGCTCCTTGATCTCGCGCGCGCTCTTGCCGTCGAGCTTGGCTTCGGCGCCGAGCACTCCGCGCGCGCGCTCGAGCAGCGCGATGCGCTCCGTGACAGCGGAGTCGAAGCGATTCGGATCCGCAGCTTCCGTGAGCTTCACTTTCGTGCCGTCGAGCTCGCCTTGCAGCGCGTCGAGCCGCGACTTGTGGCCTGTCGCTTCGGACTTGGCCGAAGCGATGGCAGCGTCGCGCTGCTCGAGCGCTCGGTTGATCAGCTGCGCCGCTGCTTGCGGCACTTGCACGTCGATGGCATCGATGCGGATCGTGACGAGCTCCATGACTTTCCCTCTTGGCTTCAGTTCAGGCTCGAGCTCCGGAGCGTCGGACGCGTCCGTGAGCCAAGCAGTTTCAGTCGTCGGCAGCTCCTCGGCCGCGCCGTCGAGCCGAAGCGCGACGTCGCTGCCAGCTCGGCCCCAATTTGCTGGGCCGATGCCGACGTGGTTGTAGACGATGTCCGTTTGCTCGGCGTCGTAGTGCTCGCCGTTCCAGACGCCTGCGCCTACCACGAGCTTACAGTTGTAGCCGGCCGAGATCTCGCGGCGCTTGCCGCCTTCGATAGCGCCGATCATGCCAGCGTCCGTGACGATCACTTCGCCAGCGACGAAACGGCCGTCTGCGCGCACAGTGGACTGGCTCACGTGTCCGTGTCCGAGCTCGCGCGCGTTGGCCGGATTGACCATCACTTTGGGATGCAGATCCGTGAGCGGAGCGTCGGCCAAGCTCGCGAGCGAGTCAGGTCGAAACACTTGCTCAGGACGACGCAGCTCGCGCACTACCGTGCCGTCTGCGCGTCGATACGTAAGCACTCCAGTGCGCGTCAATCGTGCCGGAGCGCGCAGAAACCCTTGTGGGGTGCGGCTTGTCTGGCCGAGACGCGCAGCGTCGAAGCGAGCGACGAGTGACGCGAGTGACACGAGGACCGCTATCAACGGAGGCCGAAGCGTGTCAAGCGTGGCCCTGTCCTGTGCGCGCAGCGCAGTGGATCGCCTACACGCTCAGCGTCGCACGAGCGAGTGAGCCGCAAAAGGCGTCACGAGCTGCGCTCGGCTGCGTGATCGGGGCACACGCCGCCGTCCGTGAGCGCGCACGCGATGCAGCGCTCCTCTGGCTCGACGCTCCGCGGCGGCGCGTGCTGCGCGCAGTCTCTCGCGAGGTATGACGACTTGAGGCCGAGGCACGGCATGCGCGGCTGCGGCGCTCCTGGCGCGCGCTCGGACAGATGCGCGTCGTACGGCTTGCAGCACCATCGGCAAACCTGCTCGAGCTCGCAGTGCGGCTCGAGCTCGCACTCCGGCTCGAGCGGCTCCGGCGCGTGCAGCGCGTTGAGTCGCGCGGATACGGACGTGAACTCCTCTTGCAGCGCAAACCAACTCGGCCGGCTCTCCATCGTCGTCGGCTCGAGCGCGAGCAGCGCGTCGACAATCTCGCGCATCCGATGCAGCAGCTGCTCACACTTGGCCGACCATCGCGCTGTCTGGATCCGCTCGTGCAGACTCCGCACTCTGTCTACGCCGATCAACCGTTCGAGCTCCGCGAGCGAGACTGTGTCTTGTGGGTTGTAGTCAGGCATAGCCGCGGACTATATAGTGCAGACGCATGGAAGCCGAGACGCAATCTAGTAGAGTGCTGCAGGCTGTGGCACGCGTGCGCGATCGCATCGCTCCACTCATCGGCCAACTCGCGGACATCCTCGGCCGCGACGCGCTGGACGTTGTCCTGCTCGTGCACGATCGCGATCGCGAGCATCCGGATGCGCTCGTGGCAGTGCGCGATCTCGATCCGGCCTATGTCGTACGCTGCCTGCTCGGCTGCATCCGGCGGATGATCGAGCCGCTGCCGCGCGTGCGCAGCTACCCAGGCCTGAATCAGCGACGGCAGCGCACATCGATCACGCGGCTCGACGTGCTGGCATCGAGCTCGAGCAGCGAGCTCGTCGCGCTGTACCGCGAGGACGGCAGGCTAGCCGGAGAGCTCGTGCTCGAACATGCGGAGAGCGAGCGGCTCGCGCGAGCGCTCGGCCTTCACGCGGCACGCGGCTACACGGAAGCCGAGCGCGAAGTGCTCAAGGCTGGCTTGAGCCGCGAGGCCTTCGACGCGATCTCGCTCCAGCTCGAGCGCGACGTCGCGCAGCTGTGTGCCGGCAAGCCGCTCGGAGCGATCGGAGCGGCCATCCACGGCCTGACATGCGCGCGCGCGGAGCTGCGCGAGCTGCTCGACGTGATCGACGATACGTGTGCACATCTCGAGAATCGCGCGGCAGCGCACTAGCCGGCCGTCCCAAGCTATCCTTGCGGCATGCACGCACGTTGCCCGGCCTGTGGCGAGTGGCTGCAGGACTTCCACTGCGTCGACGACTCCAGCCGTCGGCCGCTCGCTGGAGCGTGGGCGATCTGCGTCCACTGCGCGGAAGTGCTCCGGTTCGCGGACAGCATCGACGCTCGCGGCCGAGGCCTCACGCTGCGACGTACCACGCTCGCGGAGCGCAGCAGCGCGGAGGCTCCGGACGCGCTCGAGCACGCGCTGCGCGTCGTCGTCGCAAGGCTTCCGCGGCGCTAGTCGCCGTCAGTCGCTCGTCTTGCCTAGGAACTCGTGCAGCATCTTGACCATGTCCTCGCGATTGCCGTTCGACATGTATGCGAGGTTGCCGTCCGCGCCGAAGTCGTACAGAAACAGCGCGAAGCCGATCTTGCGCCGCTGCGCGCCAGTGAGCGAGGCCATGAGTTCGAGTGCCAAGCGACGGCAGATCGCCTCGAGCTCGAGCCGCTCGGCGTCCGTACATTTCTCCATATACCCTCCCACACGCGCTATAGCGCAGACGCTACACACGGATCTCGCGTCACGCAATAGTCGCGAGCACTTGGCCCGATCGCGCACGTGATGGCCGAGGACCTGCTACACTTGCGCCGTGGAGTGGCGATTTAGCGATGGCACACGCGTGCAGCTCGGCGGCCTTGTCGACGGCGACGGCGCGCTCGCGCGCAAGCTCCGCAGCGAGCTCGCGCTGCTTGCGTTCGGCCGTGCGCGGCCTGTGAGCGTCCGGCCGGAGCCGAGCGGCAGCGAGCAGCTCGACACGCACAACCCGTATCACGTCCATGCTTGGTGCGCAGGCTGGGCCTACTCGCTGAGCAAGCGCGGCCAGCCAGTGACGCTCGAAAGCGCTCCGACGCTGCCTCCGCTGCCTGTCGATCACGAGCACGATCCGGACGCAGTGTACTGATTCAGCGGTTCGCGAGCTGGCCGAGGATGAAGTCGAGGAAGTCCGGATCCTGCGAGACGACTGCGCTGTGGAGCGTCGTGACGTCGTGCATGTGCTGGACTCCCATCGACGTCACCTCCGTCGCGAAGCGGCCGCTGTAGTTGAGCCAGTCCTTGTCGCGGCTCTTGTAGACTTTGCCTACATACGCATGGAATAGCTTGTCAGGCTTCGTGATCTCCTCCGCGCCGTAGCCGTGTTTCTCGAGGCCTGGCACGCTCCGCAGCTCGACGGCTGCCTCGCCCACTGTGCGCGCGTCGAGGAAGTCGACAGCGGCTGCGAGCCGCGAGCCGTTCAGCGACTCGAGGCTGTGGCCCCACTCGTGGAGCGTGTCCTCGATCAGCTTCGGATCTTTCCACTTGTGGCCCACTCCGAAGTTGATCCGGCCGTCCGTGCGATCGGCTGCCGGCGGTTGATTCTGGCTCGCGCGCGGAGCGCTGTTTGCGTGCCAGTGGTAGTCGACAGGCTGCCGCACGTCCTTGTGCGTCATTGTCTCGTAGAAACGCTTTGCGCGGCTGCGCGCTGCGCTGAGCTCCTCGGCAGTCCTGCGCGCGCCGCGGCTCTTGGAGATCTCGCGGCTCAGTTTGATGCGCGCTGTCGAGCCTTTCAGTGCGCGCTGATGGCTCACGAGCTGCGCTGCGACGCGCAGCTCGCCGGCAATCGCGCGACGGTTGTCCGAGATGTCCGGATCCGCGGCCATCGCATCGAGCAGCTCACGGATCGTCCGCGGGTTGCGCTCCGCGATCAGCTCGCGCACGTACGTCGCTGTGCGCGGATCTTGGTACTCGATGCCACTCTTGCGCAGCGCGTCCGCGCCTTCCCAGAAGTCGTCGAGCGCGAGCGCGCCGCCGCGCTCGGACATCGCTCGGCCCCACGCAACTTGTGGAGCCGCAGCGCCGTACTCCTTGGCGTAGTGCGGTATCCAGTGCTCTGGAGTGTGCTCCGGAGGCAGCGCAGCAGGCTTAGGCTTGGCTCGCGCGCGCTTCGGCTTCGCGTTCGTGTTCGCTGGCTCGTTCGTGTTGGCCGGCGGCGGCGCTGGCGGCGGCACAGTGTTGAGTCCGGCTTCCTCGAGCAAGTCGTCGATGATCGGAATGGCCGAGCAGCGGCACGGGTAAAAGTGCGTGTCCATGCCTGGATGCGCGCGCTTGCCTGTGCGTGCATTGACGACTGGAGGCTCGTCCCATGACTGCGTAGTGCCTTCGAGCGCTCTGTGTCCTGGCCGCACGAGCTCGTCGCGGCTCGTGGCCCAGCGGTAGCGCTTGATCCCAAGCGAGGTTTGACGCAGCCGCGTGAGCTCTCCGTGCAGCTTGCCGACTTGATCGTTCGCGATGATCGTTGCGCGCGTTTTGCTCAGGCCGACTTGCTCGCGCAGCTGCTTCGCGATCTCCTCCGCGCGCAGGCCTTGCCGGATACCCTCGAGCACGACGCTGTGCGTGTCCGCGAGCGTTTTCTCCGTGAGGCCTTTCACGAGCGTGATCTGCTGCGCGACGAAGTTGCGCACGTGCTGCGGCACGCCTGTGTCCGGAGCGTGCAGATCGATGGCCACAACCTGCTTGATCTGCGCTTTGAGCTCTCCGGCTACGTGTTCGTCGACGCGCAGCGCGTTCTGCTGCGCGAGCAGCGAGATGCGGCCGCTCGGCACATCACTCTCGACGTCCGCGCGCACGCGATCGAACAGCTCGACTGTGGGATCATCATCCTCGGCATCGAGCCGCGCTGGCAGCGCTGCGCGCAGCTGATCCGCGTCGTGGTACACCTCCACGCCGCGCGCGATCAGCGTCGGCAGCGTGGCCTGCAGGACAGTGCGCACGCCGGCCGCCATGGCCGCTTGGCCGCTCGTGAGCCGCTCGTGAGGCATGTGCAGCACGAGCAGATGATCGACAGGCTTGTCGCGGCTGCGCTCGAGCAGCTTGCGCAGCGCGCGGATCACAGCGACGCCTTCAAATATGCCGCTGTCCGCGGCTGCGATGCGATCCGCGAGCTCGCTGCTGGCCTCGCTCCAGCCGAGCGGTATCAAGTCGTCGGAGCTCTGCACGGACATGCCGAGCTGCTTGCCGAGCTCGAGCGCGAGCGTCGTCTTGCCTGCGCGCGGAGCACCCACAATCGCGATGCGCTGGCCGCGCGCGTCGAACACGCTCGGCTGCGGCCTCGTGGCTGCGTGCGCTGCGACGAGTGCTGGCAGTGCTGGCACGATGTGCCGCTCGAGCGCAGCGCGGATCGTGGCCACGACGTCGAGCAGCGCGCGGATGTACGCGAGCTGTGCCGCGTGCGCGTATCTGGCCGGCCGGATGCGCACAGCGCGCGCGATGCGCGGTTTCGGCAAGCCGAAGGCCTGCGACATCTGCGCGCGATGCCGGAGTGCCGCGCGCAGGCTCACAGCGCTGCGCCGCGCTGCTGATCGAACACGTGGAAGATCTGCGCTCCGATCTCGATGCGGCCGATGTAGTGCGCTACGGACACATCATCCGCGATCAGCGCTGTCCACGTCGGCAGCACGAGAAACTTCCGCGGCTCGAGCAGCGCATCGGCCTCAACTAACGCGTACACGCACGGCGCTGTGCGGAGCTCGCCTCGGCCGACGGCCAGCGTCTCGGCTCCGACGGCCAGCGTCTGCGCGCCGGCCGGCATGTAGATCAGGCACTGGCCGCCGGCCTCGAGGGTATAGCTCGCAATGCTTTTCACGGCTGCGCTCCTGGCTCGCCGTCGTCCGGCTGCGGAGCGTTCGGATCATCGTTCGGATCGTTCGGATCGTTCGGATCCGGCTCGTCCGGAGGGTTCGCGATGCGCTCGCGCAGCACCTCGAGCGCCTGCTCGCGCGCGTCGACGTCGAGCTCTGCAAAGTAGCCTTCGTGCGCGAGCTTGAGCGCTGCTTCCTCCGGCAGCGTGACTTGCGCGTTGCACAGCGCGACGAGCGCGTCGGAAACGGCCTTGAACGTCTCGGCCTTTTCCTTGTCCGATGGCTGCCACAGCGCCGGCCACGTAACTTCGAAGTCGAGCACTTGGCCTTGAGTAGGTCCGTCGCTCGTGGCCATCAGCACGCGGACGAGCTGCTCGAGATTTGGCTGCAAATGCTCGAGCCGCTCGGCCGCGACTTGATCATACCAGCTGCGAGTGTCGCTCTCGCCTGTCGCGTTCATGCCGGCCGGAGAGCGCTGGAACAGGATCGTCGTCGGCATCTTGCCGGCCGCGGAGACGCGCATCATCTGCCGATCAAGCACTTCCGGCAGGCCTGTGAAGCTCGTGGCCACACGTTCGAAGCTCTCCTTGTCCGCGTCGATCAGGATCGAGCGGCACACGCTGCGTGCCATGTCCATCATCTGCATGCGCTTGCGCAGCAGCATCTCGCCGCCAGTCGAGAGCATCTGCATCAGGTTCGCGAGCTTGAGCACTCCTTGGCTCGCGTCTGTCATCAAGTGCGAGACGCTGAGCCAGCTCGAGTTACTCGCCTGCATCACAGGCTTGAGCCGCTGCAGCATGGAGTCCGGCCACATCGTGCTATTGATCGACTCCGGCCGCGCGGCCTGCACGCCTGTGAACATGAGCAGCCGGCTCTCGTGGATCACGATCTCGCCGCTCGAGCTGCGCGTGTGCGTGCGCGTGCTCTCCGCGCTCTGCGCGCTCGAGACTTGCAGCAGCTTGTACGTCTCCGGCTCTCCGAACTTCGGAGCCTGCACGTCGTCGTAATGCCTGTCGATCTGCAGCTGCGTGCGACGCAGCACGTTCAGAAACTTGAGTTTCTTGACACTCTCGAGCCGCAGCGGCTTGTACAGCTCCTGGCCGTCGTCGGCTCCCATGAACACGCAGCCGCCGCCGTACAAGCGCGCCCATATCCAAGCCTGGCTAAGCTTCGGCAGGCCGTCCACGGCCTTCACGGCCGCGACGATCTCGCGCGATGTCGTCGTCGCTTTGTCGCTGTCCTCCTCGCGCAGCTTGATGCCGAAGCTCGAGCGCACGGCATCGCGAGGCAGCTGATCGACGATGCGCGCGACGAGATCGTCGTCGTTGTACATCGCCTCGAGCTCTGTATCCGGCAGCTGCGGAGTCGAGACAGCGGCCATCGACGTCTGTTTGTCGCGCAGCGTGCCGAGGCCGCTCATCGCGTTCTGCCAGGCATCCAAGCGATCGACTACGAGCTCAACTACGCGATCGGCGATCGTCATGTGCGTCTGTATCCGCCGAGCCGTTCGGCTGTCCAGACACGGCCACCTCGAGGACAGGAGATAACCGCCTACATCTGAGCCTGCTCGAGCGCAGCGAGGTACTCGGCCGCGCCGCCGGCGAGAAAGAACCGGATCGCCTGCGTCTGCGCGTCGACGCGATCGTTCGCTTTGCCTTTGGGAAAGCGCTTGTGCTCGAGGATCCAGTCGAGGATCCACGGACACAGCGACACGTCCGGCAGCCAGATGCAGCCGCTCGCGAACACGGGTTGCGTCGCGTACGCGCGCGCGACTTTCGAGCCGTCTGGAGTCACTGGCACGACTCCGCTGATCTCGCGCTTGAGCACTTCGATCACGGCTGGGCCGTTGGCCTTGTCCTCGATGATGATCGCGGAGGACATCGGCCAGCGCGCGTACAGCGTCCGCGCAGCAGCGACTGTGCCGAGGAAGTCGAGATGCTCGCGGATCTCGTCCAGCAGGTAGAAGTTTGGAGGCTTGTAGCTCCACACTTGCGCGGCCACGTAGCTCGACGTCTCGTGGTCCTTGAACGCGCAGTCGAGACTGATGATCACCTGATGTCCGTACAGCTCCGGCTGCACGTGGTAGACGTTGTGCATCCAGGCTTCCTGATAGATCGCGCCGCCGGCAGGCACTGGATCCTGCTGATCCTGCGCAGCCCAGCCGTCCGGACCAAACTCACGCTTGCGCCGCGCGACTTCCGCGGCACTCCAGCGCTGCGCGCACAGCAGCTCGCCGTCCTTGCTGCGCGGATCTTCCCAGCCGATCGGCGTCGGCGGCCGCCGAGCCTTCGCCTCGTACGTCATTGGGATCGCGAGCACGGCATAGTCCTGCTCGGCCGCCTTGCCGGCTAAGTCCATGTCATGGATGCGCTGCATGATGATCGTGCGCGTGTTGTTGCCAGGCAGCACGCGGCTGGCCATCGTCTCGAACCACCACATCTCCGCCTTCGCCAGCATCGTTGCGCTGTGCGCATCGGTCGGCTTCGTCGGATCGTCCACGACTTGGCGGTGCGCGTGAAACCCTGTCGCGATGCCGCCGACGCTGATCGCTTGCCGGATGCCGCCTTTATTGTTCTGCAGCCAGTCCACGAGCCAGCGGCCGCGCTGCGGACGCCAAACATCGCCCCACAGGTCCTGATACCACGGCGTCTCCACGAGGAGCCGGCAGCGCAGCGAGTCGCGCACAGCGAGCGTGTCCGCGTACGCGCCGAACTGCCATTGCGTGCCAGGCTTCCACGTCCATTCCCACGTCGGCCACATGACGCACACAGTCGTGCTCTTGCTCGAGCCAGGAGGCACGTTGATCACGAGCCGAGGCAGCTCGCCGCGCGATTGCGCCTCGAGATGCTCGCAGATCGCGCCTATGTGCCAGTTCTCCACAAATGGAGCGTTCGGCACGACGAGCGGCCAAGCGGCCTTCACGTACTCGTACAAGCTGCCTGGCCGCTGCGCCTTGCGCTGCTCGCGACGCTCGCGCTCCGCGATCAGTGCTGCAAGGCTGTGCTTACTCGCGGCCACACTGCGTCACGCATCGCTGAACTCATGGCCGCACGCCGGACACCTGTGTGCCGGCGTGCCGCTGTCGCCTTCGCCGCTGCCATGGCCTTCGTTGTCGTCGTCATTGTTGAGCACGGCCGTCGCGAACTTGTCGATGTCGTCTTGATCCCAGCCTGCGAGCGCGGTTTCGTCGAGGCTGAACTCGCTCAGCACGGAGCCGAGCATGTCGCTCCACGGCGTGAGCTCGTTCGAGCGGTTGTCAGTGAGTGCGAGTAGATGCGCTTTGCGCTCGCTGATGTCGAGTAGACGCGTCGGAGCTTCCTTGCGCGTCGCGACGCGCACAGCGTCCGCGTGCCACTTCGCGCGCTCCTTTGGCTTGGCCGTGCCGTACGTCGCGATCAGCGTCTGCGCGGCCTTGTAGCGCGTGTGACCGGCGATCACTTCGCCGTTCGCGCGGCGCGCGACGATGGCAGCGCCCCATCCGAACTCGATGATCGACGCGAAGACGCGCTCGACAGGCTCGCCGTCGTTGTTGCGTGGGTTGCTCGCCCACAGCTTGAGCTTGCTCAGCGGCAGCCACTCGGCCGCCACAGCCTCGGCCGAGTGGCTCGAGCGCTTCGGCTGCGCCGCCGGCGGCGCGGCCGCGCGCCGCCTTTTCGCGGCCGCTGTCATCTGTGCAGCTCTCCGTGCAG